TCGAAATGCTCATAGCTGTGGCTTATTCACTGAGATATGAAAGGTTGAAAAACCTTGAATTTTCAATAGAAAACACTTGATTATATGAGGAGGAATATTATGTCTGATAAGAATAACAAGGTGAAGTATAACCTGAAAAATGCGCATTACGCTTTACTGACGGTCGGGGAGGACGGGGCGGTGTCCTATGCAGCGCCGGTGCCGCTTCCTGGCTCTGTATCACTGTCCCTGGATGCCAACGGGGAACCGGAGAATTTTTATGCGGATGGTATTGCGTACTATGTAATCAACAACAATATGGGCTATGACGGGGATCTGGAGCTTGCACTGATTCCAGAGAGTTTCAGGACGGATGTGCTGAGAGAAAAGCTGGATGCCAAGGGCGTTCTGATTGAGAATTCGGATGCAGAACTGGCACTGTTTGCCCTGCTTTTTGAGTTCGACGGGGATGTGCGCCATATCCGCCACGTGATGTATAACTGTTCGGCTTCACGTCCGAAGATTGAGGGCAAGACCAACGAGGAGAAGAAGGAAGTGCAGACGGAAACACTGACTATCAAGGCCACACCATTGTCGGATGGAAAGATAAAGGCAAAGACAGGGAATACTACGGATGCAACTGTTTATGCAGACTGGTACAAGGCGGTGTATCTGCCGGCTGCGGATCCGGCTTCCTTGCAGGCAGCTGATGGTGGAAAGTCTGTTGTGGATGCTACAGGAAATGGAAAAGCACTGAGCTGAGGGGGATTCGGATATGAGCATGATGAAGAAGATTGAGATTGACGGGAAGGCGGTTGCTTTTAAGGCATCTGCCGCCATTCCGCGTATTTACAGGATTAAATTTCAGAGGGATATCTACAAGGATTTATCTGTTCTGGAAAAGAGTATTGGGGACGGGGATCCGGAAAAGTCTTCCCTGGATCTGTTTTCCCTTGAGATGTTCGAGAACATTGCGTATGTGATGGCGAAGCATGCGGATCCGTCGATTCCGGATAATCCGGAGGAATGGCTGGATGAGTTTAATACATTCAGTATTTACCAGGTTCTGCCGAAGCTGATCGAGCTGTGGGGAATGAATATCAGGACGGATGTGGAGGCTAAAAAAAACTTCATGCAACAGACCGTGAAATGACAACTCCCCTGTTTCTTCTCCGGTGTGTGCAGCTGGGGATTTCCATCCGGGATCTGGATCTGCTGACTATCGGGATGGTGAACGATATGTTTGTGGAGAGCAGGAACGATGAGTATAAGGGATGGAGACAGGTTGCCACACAGGAGGATTTCGACAGGTTCTGATCTGATGAAATGTGGTGACAGGATGATTCAGAAAGGGTATAATGGGTTTATCAAATCAATATTTACTGAATTAAGTTAATCGTGCCATATGGCTTGATTATAAATACAAAGATAAAAACGCAATGTACATTAAAAATGTATTAGAGCTGGTAGGTAGCCCAGCCGTCCTATGTAAATAGGGTAAGTAACCTGCCCCTCCGGGTTGTCCATTCTTTGTTCATTTTATTTTAGGAGGGATTCTTATGGACAAAGTAAATGGAAAACTGACGGTATATTTTGAAGAACCATTTTGGGTAGGCGTATTTGAGCGTATTGAAGATGGTAAACTATCTGTGGCGAAGGCAACATTTGGTGCAGAACCAAAAGATTACGAAGTACAGGAATATATTCAAAAATACTATTTCAGTTTGAAATTCAGTCCGGCTGTTGAAACTATTGTAAAGGATATCAAAAGAAATCCGAAACGGATGCAGCGAGAAGCAAAAAAGCAGATGCTGGAAACCGGCATTGGTACAAAATCGCAGCAGGCATTGAAATTACAGCAGGAACAGAACAAACAGGAGCATAAAGAGAGAAGCCGCAAGAAAAAAGAGGCGGAAGAACAGCGAATGTTTGAATTGAAACAGCAAAAGAAAAGAGAAAAGCATAAGGGACATTAAAGTCCCTTGGGCTTTTCCTCAAATCGGAAGTTAAGGAGGGCATTTATATGAAATTAGCAGATTTAGCTACGGGTCCAGACTGGATAATATGGACTGTCTTTGTGGTATTTGCTGTACTTTCTATAATTTTACTTTCTGGGCACGGAAGTTGGTTTATTTCTGGATACAATATGGCTTCAAAAGAAGAAAAGGAAAAGTATGATGAAAAGAAGTTATGCAGAACAACGGGAATTGGAATGTCTATTATAGCAATTCTTATATTAATTATGGGTTTGTTTGAAAACTTTCTTTCTGCATTTTTTATATATATTGCAGTGGGAATCATTATGGTTGATGTCGTGGTGATTATCATTTTGGGAAACACGCTATGCAGAAAGTAACAACTTAAGTTTAAGGAGGTAGTTATGGCTTTTGATTTTAAGAAGGAATATAAAGAGTTTTATATGCCTAAAAATAAACCAGCGATTGTAACAGTCCCAAAAGCAAATTATATTGCAGTCAGAGGAAAGGGTAATCCAAACGAAGAAGGCGGGGCATATCAGCAGGCAATTAGTGTATTATATGCGGTTGCATATACTTTGAGAATGAGTTACAAGACAGATTATAAAATTGCAGGATTTTTTGAATATGTAGTTCCACCACTTGAAGGATTCTGGTGGCAGGAAAATATACATGGTGTAAATTATGCAGATAAAGATTCATTTAATTGGATTTCAGTTATCCGCCTGCCTGATTTTGTGAATCAAAAAGATTTTGAATGGGCTGTTGAAACAGCAGCTAAAAAGAAAAAAATAGACTGTTCATCGGCAGAGTTTTTGACTATTGATGAGGGATTGTGTGTTCAAATAATGCACTTGGGGGCATTTGATGATGAACCTGCAACTGTTGCACTTATGGATGCTTATTTGGAGCGGAATGGATATGTTAATGATATGAATATGGAAAGATTACATCATGAAATATATCTGTCTGATGCAAGAAAGGTTGCCCCAGAAAAATGGAAAACGGTCATTAGGCATCCTATAAAGAAATTGTAAACTTCCAGTTTTGTTGATAAAAAAATGAAGACGATAATGAAAGCATTTGTCAGGGATGGCAGGTGCTTTTTTTATGCCCGGAGTGATCCGGGTATTTTTGTGCCTTTTTTATGGGATTTAGGGGGTGAGCCGTATGGCAGGGAACAGAATTAAAGGGATCACTGTCGAGATTGGCGGCGATACCACGAAATTGCAGACTGCCCTGAAAGGGGTTAATACGGAAATTAGGAATACGCAGAGCCAGCTGAAAGATGTGGAGAAGCTTCTGAAGCTGGATCCGGGGAATACGGAGCTGATCGCGCAGAAGCACAGGCTGCTGGCACAGGCGGTTTCTGAAACAAGGGAAAAGTTGGAGACTTTGAAGACTGCACAGCAGCAGGCGGATGAGGCACTGCGGAACGGGACGATTTCCCAGGACCAGTATGATGCCCTGCAGAGGGAGATTGTTGAGACGGAGCAGAGACTGCGGAGTCTGGAAGAGCAGGCGAACCAGTCTGCGACTGCGCTGCAGAAGATCGGGGCAACCGGTGAGAAGCTGCAGACGGTTGGAAACAAGATTTCTTCCGTGGGACAGAAGCTACTTCCGGTGACGGGAGTGGTGACAGGGCTTGGAACGGCGGCGTTGAAAACTGCCGCTGATTTTGACTCTGCGATGAGCAGGGTGGCAGCTGTGTCCGGGGCAACGGGTTCTGATTTTGACAGCCTCCGGGATAAGGCCAGGGAAATGGGAGCAAAAACGAAGTTTTCTGCGACTGAGGCGGCGGATGCCATGAACTACATGGCTATGGCCGGATGGAAGACGGAGGATATGCTGTCTGGTATTGAAGGCGTTATGTATTTGGCTGCGGCATCCGGGGAAGACCTTGCAACGACTTCTGATATTGTGACGGATGCGCTGACAGCTTTTGGGCTGACTGCAGCGGACTCGGGACATTTTGCGGATGTGCTGGCGGCGGCTTCAAGTAATGCCAATACCAATGTGTCCATGATGGGCGAAACGTTCAAGTACTGTGCGCCGGTTGCGGGGGCACTGGGATTTTCAGTTGAGGATACGGCAGAAGCAATCGGGCTGATGGGGAATGCCGGTATCAAGGCTTCCCAGGCTGGTACTTCCATGCGTTCCATCATGACGAACCTGACCGGGGATGTGAAGCTGTCTGGTGTAGCGATCGGGGACGTGACCATTGCCACAACTAATGCGGATGGTTCCATGAGGAGCCTGTCTGCGATCCTGGCTGACTGCAGGGGAGCTTTTGCAGGAATGACGGAAGCTGAGAAGGCGAACAATGCGGAGGCTCTGGTTGGAAAGAATGCCATGTCAGGTTTCCTGGCATTGATGAATGCGGCACCGGAGGATATTGAAAAGGTGTCCGGGGCAGTGAATAACTGTAAGGATGCGGCAAAGAACATGGCGGATACCATGCAGGATAATCTGGAAGGACAGCTGACCATTTTGAAGTCACAGCTTCAGGAGCTGGCGATCTCTTTCGGGGATCTGCTGATGCCTGCGGTGCGGAGTATTGTTTCCGGACTGCAGGGGATGGTGGACGTGCTGAATGCCATGCCGGACGGGGTGAAACGTGTGATCATGATCGTTGCACTTCTGGCTGCGGCTCTGGGTCCTGTGCTGATCATCATAGGCAAGACCCTTTCGGCCATTGGAACGATCATGACATGGGCACCGAAGCTTGCCGGTGCGATCAGCGCAGTGAAGGGTGCTTTTGCGGCACTGAGTGCCACGATGATGGCAAATCCGATCGCCATTGTGATTGCTGCCATTGCAGCTTTAGTGGCGGCGTTTATTTATCTCTGGAATACAAATGAGGAGTTCCGGCAGTTCTGGATCAGGCTGTGGAATGAGATTAAGGAAGTCGCTGTCCAGGTATGGACGGCGGTTTCCCAGTTTCTGGTTTCTGCATGGAACGGGATCCGGAATACGGCGGTGGCTGTATGGAATGGCATCCGGGATTTCTTTTCCGGTCTGTGGGCTGGGATTAAGACACTGTTCACAACGGTTGTCACTGCAATTTCTACTTTCCTTGTGGGAGCGTGGAATGGTATCCGGCAACAGTTATGGCGGTGTGGAATGCGATTTCAGCATTTCTGGGTTCTGTCTGGAATGGTATTAAGTCTGTTATTACGAATGTGGTGAACGGGATCCGGACGTTTTTGCAGAGTGCATGGAACGGGATCCGCACAGTCATTACTACGGTGATGAATGCGATCCGGACGGTGATCTCTACGGTCTGGAATGGTATCCGCACAATTATTTCTACCGTGCTGAATGGAATCAGAGGTACTGTCAATTCCGTGTGGAATGGGATCAGGAATACGATTTCTTCTGTGGTAAACGGGATTAAGAATACGGTTTCCAGTGCTTTTAATGCCATGTGGTCCGGAATCCGGAGTACGATTTCCGGAATTTATAATACGATCCGGGACGGACTGGGAAATGCGGTGAATTATATTACAGGTCTTGCATCTGCCGGATGGCGGTGGGGTGCGGATATCATCAATGGCATTGTAAATGGTATCCGGAGCTGTATTGGTGCAGTTGCCAATGCGGTGACGGATGTGGCAAATACTATTCGTTCCCATCTGCATTTCTCTGTGCCGGATGAAGGGCCTCTGACGGATTTTGAGAGCTGGATGCCTGACTTTATGAATGGTCTGGCCGAGGGCATTGAGAAGAGCAGGGGAATGGTGAAGGCGGCTGTGAACAGTGTAGCTGCGGATATGGTGGTTTCGCCGCAGATGGCTGTGACAGACGGCGGGGTGATGATTGGCGCAGGAGTGTCTGGTAGTGCGGATCTGACAGCCGGTATTGTGGCGGCGCTGAAGGATGTGCTGGGTGATCAGAAAGGACAGCAGGGGGATCTGGTGATTCCGGTTTATCTGGGGAACCAGCTGCTGGATGAGGTGATCGTGACGGCACAGCAGAGAATGAGTCTGAGGAGCGGAGGTAGATAGGATGGCTTTTTTTCAGTATCTTGTGTTTGACGGGGAGAACCTGCCGCTTCTGGATTCTTATGAGGTGGAGCTGGAGGATGTGGAAGCGGATTCCGGCGGTGAGACGGAGGCAGGGACGACACAGAGGGATGTGGTGAGACATGGTGTTGCACGGATCCCGGTGTCGTTTTCTGTTACGGCGAAGTGGTTGAAGAAGCTGGCAGGGTATGCGAAACTGGATAAGATCAGCGTGCAGTATTTTGATGTGGAGACAGCGGAGCTGAAACTGACAGAGATGTATGTGACGGGGTATAAAGCGAAGCTGAAAAAGGATACCAGTTATAAGGGGCTTTGGACGGTTAGTTTTACGTTGAAGGAGATGTAAAGATATGAGGTGACTGAGGAGAGTGAAGCTGTTATAATGAAGTCATGAAAACGAAATCAGGAGGATATTTTGATGGGGAAAAATGACAGATTTGAAAGAATTTATTCACAGGGAACCATGAATGTTACGGAAATCTGGGTCGACAGGGAAACTGGGGTAAACTATGTGTTTCATGCGGCTGCGAATGCAGGAGGAATGACTCCGCTGCTTGACAGAGAGGGCAAACCGGTGGTTTCTCCGATAATGAATAGATAATTCAGAATCTATGGAGATGGGTTATATGAAAAACATATGCGAATTAAAACATTTTGCAAATTTTAAAGCAAGCGGATTGTCACTTCTGACAGAAAATTTGCACACATTTCTTAATTGCAAGGTGTTGATGCAGTTGACACCTGTGAAAAATTTTGAAAAATATTTCGGCTTAGATATACATACCAATATCAATAGAAATTGCTACAAGATATCTGAAAAAAAGATAGCATTAATAATTAAGATTTTTGGAAAAGAACATGGAAGTATTGATGCAGTCGTTCCAATAGTATTATTCGGAGAAAATATTACAAGCATTGAAAATTCATTATTTGAAATTTTATCAAATCTTTTATCAAAAAGAATGACAGAATGCAAGAATAATTCATTTTATGGAGGACTTAGATTTTTTGGAGATGATTTTATAAGAGAAGCTATTTCAAAATGTTTAGCACCAAAGCAATATGATTTTTCAAGGATAATGTTTTTGGTTGAATTATTTGAAAAACTAGCTTCGATGACTTTTGAAGGCGATTATTTTACAACGGGCCTTATTTTATCTAAATCGTTATACGAATATGGTGAAAAAAACGGAAAAGATAGAAAAGGGAAATTGAGAAAAATAAATAAGCATTATGACATAGTTAGAAAACCATCAATAGAAAAAAGGTTTTGGTATCTCATTGATGGATTTAGTTCTTTTTATTTAATGGATCAGACATTTGTGATTAAACAAACTTTTACAAGAAACGAAAAAAAATCTAAGTTAACAGACTATTTTGATTCCTATTTTCTTGACAATACACTAATGGGTGGAGATATCGCCTTTAGAGTTATTGGGCCAAATGAAGTCTCGATTATTACTAAAAAAGGATACGAGTTTATAAAAATTGAGAGCAAATGGAGAATTAGAAATTTTTCATGGTTAAATACTTATTTGGAAAGTAACATAAAGTTAGATATCGAGATAACAAGAGCTGTAATATACTATGTGACATTATGTTCGCAAAGACATTGTAGCTCTATCATATGGATCCCGAAGAATGAAACGGAGAGTGAAATAGATAAAGTTATTTCAGCGAAAAACAAAATATGGAAAGACGATTTGAATTTAGTAGATGAAATGAATAAATCTATAATTCAAAGGATTATGTCAAGTGATGGAGTTACTATTATCAGTAAAGAAGGTAAAATAATCTATTGCGGAGCTATAGTAAAACTTGATGTAAAAAAAGAAGGTGGATTGATGGGAACAGGAGAAAATGCAGCAAAAATATTAGGGCAAAACGGAGTGGCATTTAAAATATCTCAGGATGGAAATATAAAAATTTTTACGAATTCATTAACTGATCCCACTATTTATTAATGCTGATAAACATTTCAGTTTGTAGGTGAGAAAAATGAGATTAAAAAATATTCTGATTGTAGTGAAAGATATTGAAAAATCAAAGCAGTTTTATCATGATTTGTTTGGTCTTGAGTTGGTGCTTGATAATGATGGAAATATGATCCTGACTGAAGGGCTTGTGCTTCAGGATGAAAAGATATGGAAGGATTTTTTGGGAAAGGAGATTATCCCGCAGAATAATTCCTGTGAACTGTATTTTGAAGAACGCAATATAGAGGCATTTGTGGAAAAGCTGGAGAAACTGTATCCGTCAGTAAATTATGCCAATAGGCTTATGACGCACAGCTGGGGACAGAAGGTAGTCCGCTTTTATGATCCGGATGGAAATCTGATTGAGGTGGGAACGCCTGCGTAGTGTGTGTTTATGATTAAAAATGTGAAAGCATCGGTCACTGAAATGGCTGGTGCTTTTTTCGTGGGGAAATGGAGGTGGCGGGATGTATCCTGTGTCGGATGCTTTTCTGAGGGCTGTCAGGAGTAATACAAGGAAATATTTCTGGACGGGTACGATCGTTACCAAGGGCGGAATGACGTATGAGTTCGGGGCGAAGGAGATCGTGAAGGGTTCCGGGTATATTTCCAGGCAGTGCTGCGGAAGTACGGAGATTGAACTGGGGACGGTGTATGCGGCGGAGATGGGGATCACGCTTCTGAGTGATATTGACAGGTACACGCTGGAGGATGCTCAGGTGACGCTGGTGTTTCATCTGGTGCTGGCGGATGGTTCTGTGGAAGATGTGCCGATGGGAGTTTTTGAGGTCAGTGAGGCAAACCGGCTGGCAAAGTGCCTGGAACTGAAAGCCTATGATTTTATGCTGCGGTTTGATAAGAGTTTCAACGGGTTTGAGACTGTGGGGATTGCTTATGATTTTATTGCTCTGTGCTGTAAGAGATGCAAGGTGGAGTTTGCGAATAAGAGGGCGGAGATTGATGCCATGCCGAATGGCGGGGTGACGCTTTCTGTTTATACTGAAAATGATATTGAGACCTGCCGGGATGTGCTGTTTTATGTGGCACAGGTTCTGGGAGGTTTCTTTATTATCAATAGGGAGGGGAAGCTGGAACTGAGAAAGTACGGGAAGGATCCTGTGATGAAGGTGGAGCAGAGACACCGGTTTTCTTCCAGCTTTTCGGATTTTATTACCAGGTACACGGCAGTGAGTTCTACGAATAAGCAGACGCAGATTGCGGAGTATTATGCCCTGGATCCGGATAACGGGCTGACCATGAACCTGGGAGTGAACCCGCTTCTGCAGTTTGGTCTGGAAGAGACCAGGGAGATGCTGTGCAGGAATATCCTGGCAGATCTGTCCGTGATCCGGTATGTACCGTTTGATTCGGATACCATCGGGAACCCTGCCCTGGATCCGGGGGATGTGCTGACGTTTGCGGGAGGACAGGCAGATGAGGGACAGATCACCTGTGTCACTTCCATCAGGCAGAAGATCGGGGGAAAGCAGAGCCTGAAATGTGTGGGGAAGAACCCGAGGCTGGCTCAGGCAAAGTCAAGGAATGACAAGAATATTTCGGGGCTGCTGAACCAGATTGAGGATAATGCGAAGACGGGGAAGATCGGGATCCATACGTTTACCAATGCTTCCGGGCATGAGATCGGGCAGACCAGGGTGAAGCTGGTCAGTATCCAGTTTGCTTCTTCTGAGGAAAACCATATGCAGTTTTTTGCACAGGTTGTTGTGGATGTGGCTGCGGATCCTGTGGAACAGTCTGCGGAGGCTTCCGGGACTGTGGTGATTCCCTTTCCGGGCGGAAGCGGCAGTGGAACTGGAAGTGGAAGTGGTACGGGTGGTTCTGATGGAACCGGGGAGACATCGGATGCAGGAAGTTCTGAAAATGATGTGGCTGGAAATACTTCCGGGAATGAGAATACAGGAAGTACGGATGATGTCTCTGGTGGATCAGATTCCGGATCTGGATCAGGGAATGGTTCGGAGGTTTCTGTGGATGTGAGCCTGCCGGTGAAGTGGCAGGAGGACGGACAGGCGGTCTGCCATGTGGTCTTTGAATTTAACAATGAGGAGATTGTGGAGCATTGTCCGGTGGAGACCTGGCATTCCGGGAAACATATTTTGTCGCTGTATTATCCTATTGAGAAGATCGTTGCCAATTATACGAATACGTTCAATATGTATCTCTGGATGGAGAATGGCAGTGGGACGGTTGATGTGGGAGACTGCATTGCTTCTGTCAGCGGACAGGCAATGGCGGCTGGGGAAGCCTGGGACGGAAAGCTTGAGGTGGAAGATTATACCACGAGATTTGCCATTGGCGGAGGACTGGATGTGAATGGTTTCCGGGAATCGCTGTCCATGCAGATGAAGGAGACAGTGAACAGAGGATTTGAAGTGTATTTTGCTGAGAGAGCGGGAATCAGCGGTTTCTGCAGGCCGGTAGAAATGGAGGGTGTGTGATGAAGTTGAAAGGTGAAATGGTCATTGAACTGACCGATACGAATACGGGTGCGGTGGAGACAGTTCAGGAGACGAACATGATCACGGAGGCAGTGAATAATATTCTGGGGCTGAATCCCATGGGGATTTATCTGAAAGCCAGCGGGGAGTATGACAATTCTGTTTTGTGGAACGGGACGCTGCTTCCCATCTGCCCGAACATGATCGGCGGGATCCTGCTGTTTCCGGCAGTGCTGGAAGAAAAGGCGGAACATATTTACGAGCAGGGGAAGAACCTGCCGGTGGCTTATGCTTCCAACAATGTAAATTCTGGTTCTGATGTAGCGAGAGGAAGCCTGAATCAGACGGAGAGCAAGAAGCTGGATAATGGATATAAGTTTGTGTGGGAGTTTACTCCCAGCCAGGGGAATGGAAATATTGCAGCGGTGGCACTGACCAGTGCCCTGGGCGGGCAGAATGCTTTTGGCAGTGCGGCAGGGGATGCCAGCACATTTCTGCTTCTGAAAAAGGTGGATATCGGGGATATCCCGAAGACAAAGCAGATGACACTGTTTGAGGCAGTGGAGCTGGATTTTGAAAAGAACCTGCTGTATTCCATCACCTTTGGGACTTCCAGTGTGACCATTACGAAGATCCGGATCCCGGTGTTTAACATTGGGCTGAATGAGAAGCTGGACGATACCACTTATACCGTACTGGAAGAGCAGACACTGACAACGGAAAGTTTTACGTTCCTGGGGGATTATACAAAGTATGGGGAATTTATGGACGGGCATGACGGATACTGGTATGGATTTTCCAATGAGCCGAATTCTTCCGGGGATGCGAAGATGGTGTGGATCCGGATCTCCAAAAAGGATTATTCCTTTACGGAGGGAAGCTGGACACTGTCCAAGGCGAAGCTGTCGGAAGTGGGCACAAGGGCAAAGGATGGTTCCTATCCGGAGCGGAATGTAAAATGCTGTGTGAGGAAGGGGTATCTGTATGTGCCTTCTTATGACAAAAAAGGAGTTTATAAGATCAATACTGCCAATTCAGCGGATGTGACGCTGATCCCGCTTGGCTTTACTTCCAAGCTGAAATCTCTTGGGGAGGCCGGCTCCTGTGAGGTGTATATGACACTTCTTGGGGACATGATCGTGGCAGGGGATTTCCAGATCACGGCGGATGACAGGGTGATTAAGACACAGGGGAGTGCAAGGTTTGAAGCTATGGCAACGCCTTTGTTCCAGTATAAGAACTTTGTGTTTATGTGGGGCGGCAGTTACGGGAAGGAGCATAGGTGTGCTTACCTTCTGACGCCTTATCTGGCAAGTATTAATAATCTTTCATCAGCGGTGGTGAAGAATACGGACAAGACGATGAAGATCACGTATACGCTGACGGAGGAAACAATGTAGGTCTTTCTGCCGCAGGGCATGAAGATAGAAAACTTATTTACGGCAGTTCTCAGAAATGGGGGCTGCTTTTTTCATGGGAGGAGGATTCTGGCATGAAGGAATTTTGGAACTTTATTCAGATGGTTTTTATGGCTGTAGGCGGATGGCTGGGCTGGTTTATGGGAGGCTGTGACGGACTTCTGTATGCCCTGATCGCTTTTGTGGTGATCGATTACCTGACCGGGGTGATGTGTGCTTTTGCGGACCATACGCTTTCCAGTGAGGTGGGATTCCGGGGGATCTGCAGGAAAGTGCTGATTTTTCTGCTGGTGGGAATGGCAAACATTCTGGATGTGGCTGTGATCGGGAACGGATCCGTGCTGAGGACAGCGGTGATCTTTTTCTATATTTCCAATGAGGGCGTGAGCCTGTTGGAGAATGCAGGGCATCTGGGGCTGCCGATCCCGCAGAAGATGAAGGATGTGCTGGAACAGCTGCATGACAAAAGTGAGGGAGACTCGGATGATGTATCAGAGGATGAGGAAGAAGGTGAATGATTATGGGATACAGTAATAGTTCTTTGGTGGCGTATACGTTGCTCAGTCCGAACCATTCCGGACTGAGAACGGAGCGGATTGACAGAATATCACCGCACTGTGTAGTAGGTCAGTGTACAGCAGAAGGTCTGGGGGACTGGTTTCATAAATCTTCTACCAAGGCTTCTTCGAATTATGGAATTGATAAGAATGGCCGGATCGGATTGTATGTGGAAGAGAAGAATCGCTCCTGGTGTACGTCCAGTAATGCGAATGATCAGAGGGCAGTGACGATTGAGTGTGCTTCTGACAAGGCGGAACCGTATGTTATGCATCAGGTGGTTTATGAGCGTCTGGTCGATCTGTGTGAGGATATCTGCAGAAGAAATGGAAAGAAAAAACTACTCTGGTTTGGTGATAAAAATAAGTCTCTGAATTATCAGCCGAAGGCGGATGAAATGCTCATTACCGTACACCGGTGGTTTGCGAATAAGAGCTGTCCTGGAGACTGGCTTTATGCGAGACTGGGAGATCTGGCTGCGAAGGTTACTTCAAGACTTAGCAGCGGAAATGTGGAAGTGATTCCATCAGGGATGCAGGCAGGGGAATTTCAGGGGCTGACAGAAGAACAGGTGCTTGCAAAGGTTGGCCCTCTGTTTACCGCAGATCAGAAAAAATCAGGGATTCTTGCTTCAGTGTCTATGGCTCAGTTTATTCTGGAGAGCGGTTATGGAAAGAGTGAGCTTGCATTGGGAGCCAATAACTGTTTTGGAATGAAGAAGTCACTTTCCGGTAATACCTGGAGTGGTTCGGTCTGGGATGGTGTAAGCATTTATAAAAAGAAGACACAGGAGCAGAAGGCAGATGGAAGCTATGTGACAGTCACAGCGGAATTCAGAAAATATGCGAATGTAGAGGATTCCATTGCGGATCACAGTGCTTATCTGCTCGGCGCTAAGAATGGAGAGAAGTTCCGATATGACGGGCTGAAAGGATGCTCAGATTATAAGAAAGCAGTGCAGATCATTAAGGACGGTGGTTATGCTACCAGTCTTACTTATGTGGAAAAGCTCAGCAGTATTATAGAGAAATGGAAACTGACGCAGTACGATGTGACCGGTGAGACTTCGGATGTGATCAAGTATTACAGAGTAAGGAAGAACTGGGGAGATGCGGCTTCACAGCTTGGTGCGTATTTCATATTTGATAATGCGAAGGCGATGGCTGACAAGCATCCGGGCTATAAAGTTTATGACTGGAATGGAAAGCAGATATATCCGGCAGTAATGTCGGGGGCGGCAGGCGGAATGAGCAGTACGGACTGTCCATTTACAGTGAAGGTTAGTGTTCCGGATCTGAATATCAGGAAAGGCGCGGGAACGGATACAGCGAAGACCGGGAAGTTTACCGGAGTTGGCGTGTTTACTATTGTAGAAGTGAAAAATGGTAAGGGTGCTGCGAAAGGATGGGGAAAACTGAAGTCCGGGGCTGGATGGATTAGTTTGGATTTTGCTTCCAGAGTATAACTGAATAACGAATCGTTATTGAACCTACGGGTATCTGATTAATTTCGGGTATCTGTAGGTTTTTTTTGTTTGAAGTTAAAATTTGATTATTTTTCTTTGCCTGTGACTTGGGAAGAAGTCTTCTCAGGAAGGATGGAATTGCCATGATGACAGTTGAAGAAATGAAGGCAGTAGATATTAGAACCGTAGATAGAGATACGCTTGTTGATATCAAGAATGTGAAAATAGACAGATCATTACCACTTGAAGAGAGAGTGAGAAGCTTTGTGGAGCAGATAAAGAATCCATACTGCTTCAGATGTGGTGATGCTGTTGTAAAAACTTCTTTTTTGGATACGGATGTGACTTTGGAAGATTGTGTGGAGAGTTATCTGAGAAATCTGTGATTCTGCCATATTTCAGATGTCATGGAAGTATCGGTGCTCAGTGTGTTAAGATGAACTTGGTCAAATCTATAGGCACTATGTGCTGAGAAGCCTTGCTTCTTGCTGAGCATTTCAGGAAGGAGATTTAAGGTTATGAGTAGTAAAATTTACAACGCTTGTATTTATGCAAGACTGTCACGTGATGATGGTGATAAGCTTGAAAGTGACAGTATCACTAATCAGAAAGCCCTGATCAGGGACTTTTTATCAAATCATCCGGAGATTCATGTGGTTTCAGAGAAAACCGATGACGGATATTCCGGTGTCAACTTTGACAGACCAGCATTCCAGGAGATGATGGATGAAATCCGTTCTGGAAAAGTGAACTGCGTGGTGGTCAAAGACCTTTCCCGTTTTGGAAGAAATTATATTGAGGCTGGTAACTACATTGAGAGGGTATTTCCTTTTATGGGAGTGCGTTTTATTGCAATCAATGACAGTTATGACAGCCTGGATAAGAACCAGTCAGATTCTCTTATTATTCCATTTAAGAATCTGATTAACGATGCCTACTGTAAGGATATTTCTGTAAAAATCAGATCTCAGCTAGAGATTAAAAGGAAAAAGGGACAGTTTATTGGCGCTTTTGCTGTGTATGGATATTTGAAGGATGAAGAGGATCACAATAAGTTGGTTGTCGATACTTTTGCATCTGAGGTAGTTAGAGCAATCTTTAAGTGGAAGCTTGAGGGAATGAGCCAGGGACGTATAGCGGATAAGCTGAATAGGCAGGGCGTTCTGTGTCCTATGGAATATAAGATTTCTCTTGGCATGAAGGTGCAGACGAATTTCAGAGTGCATAAGAAGGCTATGTGGTCACCGGTGTCGGTTACAAGAATTCTGACCAATGAAATTTATACCGGTGTTCTTATTCAGGGTAAGAGCGGTACACCAAACTATAAAGTGAAAAAGGTTATGCCTAAGGATGAAGAGGAATGGATTCGTGTGGAAGATTCACATCCGGCTATTGTTACAAAAGGAAATTTTGAAACAGTGCAGAGAATCATGCAGAAGGATATCCGCATTGCTCCTGCAGAGGAAATAGTCTATCCATTCTCCGGATATCTAAAATGTGCTGACTGTGGACAGAACATGGTTCGCAAGCATTATGTGGCAGGGAATAAGGAATATACTTATTTTATCTGTTCTACACGTAAGGCAAAAAAGGGCTGCAGCACACATAGCATTGATGAAGATACTTTGATGGCCAGTGTGCTGAATGCTATTAAAAATCATATAGATATGATTTTGGAGGCAGAGCAGCTGCTTGAACTGGTGAAGTCTTTGCCTGAGAATCAGCAGAATGTTTTTAACTATGATGCTCAGATCGTGAAGTTGAAAGAAGAGATTGAGCGTAACAAGACCTTCAAAATGAAACTGTATGAGAACCTGCAGGAAGGTATGATTGGACAGGATGAATATTTCCTGTTTAAGAAAAGCTATGCGATGAAAATACAGGAAGCGGAACAGGCTATTGCTGCCATTGAAGCGGAACGTGAGCAGATGGTAAATAATAACAGAGAGCAGCTGTCATGGATGGAAGTGTTTAAGCAGCACCAGAATATTACAGAAGTGACAAGAAATGTTATTGTGGATCTGATAGACCATATTGAGATTCTGGAAGGCAAGAGTATTCACGTAGTGTTCAGATATCACGATAACTGGGATAAGCTGATAGTAGCTGTTTCCAATATTCCTGACGGTATTAAATCACAGATGGCGGTGTAGGAGGTGCGACATGGCAAGAAAAAGCAGAAAGAATACTGGTGCCGTAATTGAAACGCCGGTACAGACAAGCAATTATTTTTCCACGGCAATATATGTCCGCTTATCTATTGAGAATAGCGGTAAGGATGATGATGGCGATTCCATTGCCAATCAGATTAGCTTTTGTAAAGCATATCTGACAGAGCATGCAGATCTGAAACTTTACGGAATCTATGAGGATAATGGTGAAAAAGGTACCAACTTTGACCGTCCTGAGTTCAAGAGAATGATGGATGATATCAGAAGCGGTAAAGTGAAATGTGTTCTTGTAAAAGACTTAAGCCGCTTTGGCAGAGATTATATTGAAACTGGTGAGTATCTGGAAAAGATTTTTCCATTTATGGGTATCAGATTTATTTCCATTACAGATGGATATGACAGTCTGACCTGTGATGATGCCGAAGGTGCACTGATGATACCACTCAAAAATATGATTAATGATGTGTATGCAAAGGATATTTCCAGAAAGATTATCACATCATTCAGGGCAAGACAGGAGAAGGGGGAGTTCCTTCCGGCATTTGCTCCTTATGGGTATGTGAAATCAAAGCAAGTGGCATACAGATATGAAGTGGATCAGGAAACTGCTCCATATGTAAGAATGATTTTTGAATGGAAGGCGGAGGGTGTTTCGCATAATGAAATCTGCAAGAGACTTAATGCTATGGGAGCGGTAACACCTGCCAGACGTAAGGTTGACCTTGGTATCTGGAGAGCAGAGAGATATAAAAATACGGTATGGTTTGGACGTACTATCATTGATATTTTGAAAAATCCTACCTACACCGGTTGTATTGTTTATGGCAGGATCCCTAAGTCACTGTACGAAGGAATCAAAATGCATCGCACACCGGAAGAGGAATGGAGATATGTACCTAATGCTCATGAGCCGATTATCAGTCAGGAATTATTTGACAAGGTTCAGAAGATGTTTGCTGACAGAGCAAAGAAGTTTCAGAAAAAAATGAATGAGAATGCTCCGCTTAGAGAACTTGTTACAAATCATTTTAAAGGAAAGATTTATTGTGGTGATTGCGGCAAGAGAATGAGATTTGTAAAGCCTACGGATAAAAGATATCCGATAGACCAGAATCATGCAGTTTATGTTTGTGGTGGTTATCTGGACAGTGGTTACAGCAGATGCTCCAGACATTCCATAAGATATCCGCTTGTGGCAGAAGCAGTATTGGCGGCAATTAAGGTTCAGTTAGAGTTTGCCTTGAAACAGGAGCAGCTTATCAGGCAGATGCGTGGATCTGAGAAAGAAAAGAATCTGATTGATAAATACGTTGGTCGGATAAATTATCTGTCACAGGAATTGAAAAAGCTTAATGGTAGGAGAGAGGCATTGTTTGAGAGTTTTGCAGAGGGTATTCTTGATGAAACGGAATACCAGTTTGCAAAAAAGAAATATGATGATGAAGCTGCTGGGATTGAAAAGAAACTTACTGATGAGAAGGCAAAGAAAGCACAACTCGACGATGTTTTGTCGTTGAGTAACGAATGGTTTACAGCAATTCATAAGGCAGAGAATATTACGGAGATTGATTCTGAGTTGGTGAAACACCTGGTCAGTTCCGTAAAGATATTTGAGGATAATCGTGTAGAGGTGGAACTGAACTTCAAAGACCAGAGATATATTTTCAATCTGATAATTGCTGAAATGGCAGGTGAAGAACATGAGTAAGTGGGTCATTGGTAAATATATTCGTCTGTCACAGGCTGATCAGGATCTGATGAAAAAAGAGAATAAATCTGAGAGTGAGAGTATATCTCATCAGAAGGCACTGATTCAGAATTTCATTAATGATAGTGTAGAACTTAAGGATTCAATGCAGTATGAGTTTTTTGATGATGGTTATTCTGGCACTAATTTTAAGAGGCCTTCCTTTGAGCGACTGCTGGAGAAAATAAAAAAAGGTGAGATTAACTGTGTTATTGTAAAGGACTTCTCACGATTTGGCAGAGATTATATCGAACTGGGTGATTATCTGGAAAGAATCTTTCCTTTTATGGGTGTGAGGTTTATTTCCATCAATGACCATTATGACAGTGCTGATTATAAAGGAACTACAGGCGGACTTGATGTGGTCATGAAGAATATTGTCTATGATTACTACAGCAAGGACTTGTCTGTGAAAGTTAAGACTGCAAAGTACCAGAAGATGAAGCAGGGAAAATATCTTGGTGGACATGTGCCTTATGGCCTGATGAAGGACTCGAAGGACAAGCATAAGCTGATTATTGATCCAGAGGCTGCAGCAGTTGTCAGAGAGATATTTGATATGGCTATTGCCAAGATGCGTCTGATTGATATGGCAAGGACACTGAATGAATGTGGTGTTGAAACTCCGGGGCAATATTACAGACGTAAGCATCCAGGTACAAAGAAGTTTATTAATTCTTCTGATAAAGCTTGCTGGACACATGCCAATCTCCGAACGATATTGAAGCAGGAAATGTATTATGGCGCTATTGTAGGTCATAAAAGGCAAGGAATTGGTGTTGGATGCAAGCATACTGCATCAGTACCGAAAGAAGAGCAGTTTATCGTGGAAGGTAGGCATGAGGGAATAATTACTAAAGAGGAGTTTTTGAAAGCACAGGAAATCTTTTGTGAGATTGGTGAAACGAAGAATGTTATTCCAAAGACATATCCTCTTTACAGGAAAGTTAAGTGCGGTATCTGTGGAAGGGCAATGAGTTATAAGACATATTTTCGTAATGGAGTTACATACAGATATTTTACCTGTCAACATGCAAAAGAGCAGCCAGGCGAAGATGGATGCTGCAAGCGGTATGTTATAGAAGATAGTCTGAATGAAATAGTATGGTCTGTGGTAAGGCAGCTGCTTGATATGACAGATGTCTTTAAGCAGAAACTGGACAAGCAGAATAATGTCAGCAGACAGGACAATCTGATTCTGGCTGAAAAACTTGCCAGGTTGCAGCAGGAAAAGGAAAAATGCGAATCAGACAGATTTGTAAATGTGGATCAGTTTATGGCGGGGCAGCTGGATAAGGAAGTGTACCAGAGAAGAAGAGCAGACCTTGGAAGGCTTGCGGAAAAGCTTGATGCTGATATTGCAGAAGTGGATCAGAAGCTTAAGACAGCAGAAACTGTGAAGGATGACAGCTTATCACAAGCTCTTGGTGTGATGAAGAAGTATTCCGGAGTGGATGAACTGACACAGGCAATGGTGCAGGAACTGATTGAGAAGGTTGTTGTTACGGATCCAGAGCATGTGGAGATTGTTTGGAAGTTTAGGGATGAAGTAAGAAAGTTCATAGGGATTTAAGACAGGAGTCAGTTGGATGATGAGTCTGATTGGCTTCTTTTTTGATTGAGAAGAGAGGAATTGTATGATACAATAAGTTATCTATTTTGTGAAACTTGATATTTGAGGATTTATTATGGTTAAGAACAATATTGAAGTTGATGTAAAAGTAAAATGTATAGAGAATGGAACAACCCAGGCACAGATTGCTGAGGATATTCAGACTACAAAGTCATATGTGAACCGTGTAATCAAGAAACCAAATGGTGTGGTGAATAATACTTTTGTGCAGATGATGGAGGCACTAGGGTATGATATAGAATTGACGTATGTGAAGAGAAAATAATTTGTACGAGGTGATAGTTATATGCTTGTTTTTCAAACAAGACCTGTTTTGTTAGATTATGGCATTGCAGAAAAGTTTATAAGTAAGCAATTACGAGAGTATACGAAAATTAAAAACGGCGAAATAAAAGATACAGAAGAAGCAATAGGCGTATTATCAGAGGTTATTAATGGAATTCAAGAGAAGCTTACCAATAGGATTTTGCAAGAGAATACCTACGATAGTTTACTGAAACTATTATGGATATTTGATGAGATTCATTCTAGTATAGAATAAATTAAATTTATGCTATATATTTTTGAGATGATGTATGGTAAAATAGTGTTATCAAAGAAAGGATGATCGCTATGAGAAAAA